TATACCTGCTATGGTTTCATTTCCAGTTTTTGTTACCTTATTGTCTATTTTCGAATTTAATTCCGTTTTTGCACCATTGATCTGCTGGGTTATTTTGGTATTCATAGCTTGAACTTGCGCATTAATATTGGCAAGATTATACTCATTAGCTCTTGCAACAATTTCTCTAATATATTGATTCTTCTTAGTTTCTAACTCTTGTTTATGCTCTTCCTTTTTATTTGATATTTCAGTTGTAGCTGTATTTTTAGCTTCGTTGACCAAATTTAAGGATGTGTTTTTTAACTGCGAAATTTGACTTGTAGCTGTATCGCTTATAGTTTGTATTTCTTGTAGCGCATCAGATTTTGCCCTATCTAGCGCACCTGTTATTTGTGTATTTTTATTATCTAGCAAATCTAAAGCACCATCATATTTTTCTCTTAAACCTTGTAAGCTTTGTGATGCCAAATTTAAATCATTTACAACTTGCTTTAAGTCCGCCATTCTTTACTCCTTATAACTTAATTTAATTATTTTTTTATCAAATAAAACATTTTCGATTGAAAAAATGTGAGAATAAATTTGACCCAAATTATCCTTTATAATTTCATCAAATTTAGCTAGTTTTTCTTCGCTGGCTGTATCTAATCTGCCTATATTTTCATCTGTTTTATTTTGTATATTTGTTATGCTTTTTTCACTGAGTGAATTAATAGAAGCTAATTTCTCATTAGTATTAGAATTAAATTCGTTAAGTTTGTTTTGATAATTTGAGTTAAAGTTGTTGAATAAAGCATCTAAATCTGATTTTCCTTGTGATATGATAAGCTCTATTTGGTTTTTTTGAGCTAGTATTCCACTTGTTTCATCTGTAACGCTATTTGACACTTCTTTCATTTCATTAACGATACTTTTTTTAAGTTCTAGCAAATAGCTTTCAATAGCTGTTTTATCATTAGCGAGTTCTGTTCTTGCTACTTCAGCCAATCTTCCTAAATCTTCATTAGCTATTTTAGATCTTTCTATAAAGTTAGCTAAAGCCACATCTACGGTATTTTTATTAGTTTCTACATATGCTTCAATTTGATTTTTTAGAGTCTCAATGCTTGAAATCTTAGCATCTACACTTGAATTTGCTTGTGCTAATTTTAAATCAAGTTGCCCTTTTAATCTTTCCCCATAGCTTTCTAAATCTGCTTTTAGATTAGAAATTTCTGTTTTGAAATCGTTGATAATAGCTGTAAAACTTCTCATATCTTCGCTTATTTGTTCGCTTTGTTTTACTGCTTCTCTCAAATCATTTATAATTTGAGTTGATGAGTTTATAAGATCTTCTATTTTTAAAATATCTTCATATTTTCCTACTATTTCATCCTCTAACTTCTCACAACGCTTTAGTAGATTAATCATATTTTGATTTAATCTTTGATTTTCAAAAAGAATAGTGTTTATTTTAAGCTTTATTGTTGCTTCAGCATGATTAACTATATTTTGAACTTCTGATTTTACATTTTTAAAATGATTTGTTATAGATATAATCTCATTCTTTGTTGCCACGATATTTGAAACAAGTTTATTTACAAGCTCTATATTAGAATGCAAATCTTCTTTAATACTTTGTGCGTGTTCTAGTTCTTGTAAGATTTGTTGCTTAAGTTCTATGGATAAATCTAAATAGGATTTGGTAAGATTTTTGTTTTCCTCTATTTTTTTAAGACCTGCATTAAAATCAACAGCTATGTTGTAATATTCTTCAAGTTTTATTTTTATAATTTCAAAATTTTTATTAAACTCATTAAGTTCAGGATATTTGTCTTTAACAAAATTAACTCCATTGCTTATATCTTTTTCTGATTTTATAATGTTGTTGTAGATTTCTTCTATATTATTTAAAGTATTTTTTATTTGATTGCTTATTTTTTCAATTTCATTTCTTTTGTTTTTAGTAAAATCAGTATTGCTTTGAGTAAGCTCGCTATTTTTTACAACTAAATTTTTAAGCTTTAAAGTTTCATTATAAAAATTATTAACTTGTTCTTTTAGTCCTACAATTTCTTCTATTCTAGTATTATCTAAAGCAGTAGCAACATTTGAAATTCTTGCTAAAACTTGATTTATAATTTCAAGTTTTTCTCTACCTGTTTTTAATTCATTTAAGCTTGTTCCCATTTTTAACCTTCATAATAATCACTATCTTTAATTCTCTTTTCACAAAAGAAAAGCAGATCATCCATGGCTAAAAGCCATTTTTTATCATCTAAATAAGCTATAAAATCAGCACTATTTATACTTTGCACATAGTCTTTATAACTCAAAGCTCGATTAAATTTATTTGTAAAATTACACTCACAACCATGTTCTTTCATCATCAAGCTCCTTGCCATCGTTAGCTATATACTCATAAATTATCTTGTCACATAATGCCAGAAAGTCTTTTTCTTCGCATCTTGTAATCAAATAACAAACATAATTAATCACAGCAAAACTAAGTGTTTCATCTATCATTAAATGTTCTTTTTCATTGTCAAAATCAGGCTCATCAGGAATAATCAAAAAATGATTATCTCTAACTCGCCTAAAAACTTTTTCGCCTTGTTCTACATTTTTTAAAAGAACGCTAGGAACACATTTTGATAAAATATAATAAAATGCTTCCATAAAATAGGCCTTCAAAACTTCATCATCTTCTATCATTTTGTAAGAATTTTTAACTTTAGCGATAATGAGTTTTTTAGCCATAATACAAAGCATTATGCACCTTTTGCTGCTTTTAAAACCGCTTTAGCCTTTGCATTATTTCCACTCGTTAATCCCACGCCTATAGCAAAAGCATCAGCATTTCTTACTTCTAAAGTGCTTTGCGTATAAAATCTTTTTGCTTTTGCAGTAATATCAGTTGGAACATCTTCAATCATAGTAGGAATATAAAGCCCATGTTTCATATACTCAAAATCTCCAGCAATTAAAACATCACCCAAACCATATTTAGGGCTTAATAATCTATGCATATGGAAATTTACCGTTCCAAAATCTGTTTCAAGGCTCACTACTTGTCCTACTAGTTTTGTTTCATTGCCTAAAATTCTTGTAGCGAATTTATTGATAGCTCCTTTTAAGTCAGCTCCTAAAAAGACATCTTTAGGCGTAACTCCGCTATTCCAAATGGTTTGCAAAATTTGATTAAGTTTATCTTCTGTTAGTTCTGTTGCAGTTCCGCTCCAATCTTCTGCTTCATCAAAAGCTAATACATTTCCACGCTTTCCATTAGAAAAGCTATTTTTTCCTTTAGCGATATAATGAAAAAGTCCAGCCATTTCTCCACTTGTTGCTTCTTGTGCTTGAACATAATCTTTGAAAACTGATTTTTTTACATCACTATCTCTGCCTAGACCAAATAAAGCATATTCCATATCCATTTTATGTTCTTTGGTTTTTTTGCCTATTTGATACTCCATTTCATTGCCACCATATTGATTTGCTTTTAATAAAGCTTTTGATACCATGGCTTCGGTAATGAATATTTGAGTAGCATTTGTAGTTTTTTGGGCTGTGTTTTTTGTTTCCCCTACAAATTTGCTCAATTCCAAATTTGCATTCTTTTTTGGTTCTTCAAAAGTATCGGTAATCCAACTATGGGTTAAAGGATTTGTAACCTTTGAAGTGCCTATTTTATTTAAAATTGGTGTTTCAGTAGCTCCAATTTTAATAATCGTTTCATATATTGATTGTTTTAACTTAACATTTTCTGTTGCGGGTGGGGTATGTCCCATTGAAGGTAAAGCCATTTTTGAATTCTCCTTAGTTTAGTTTTAAGGATTTTTCCAAAAATGACTATTTCAAATATAGTGTGTTTTGAAACAAAATGAAATTTTTAAGTATTTTTTTTTATATAATTTCATAGTTTTAAGGATAGCTCTTTGAAGACTTTGTAAAAAGTTTGAAAGGAGGTTAAGATGAACGAAGTTATTATAATCTTAATGCTTTTAGTAGTCCTTATCGTAGCGATAAAGAGCTAGATAAGAACTAATCTTTTAATATAGTTAATGATATTTTAAAGAAACCCTGCTTAGTTTGTCCTTAAAACACTAAAAAGTCTTCAAAAAAAGGAGGGTGAAGACTTCAAATATTTACCTTATAAAATAATTTTTATTATAGCTGTAGTATAATTTTTATTATGATCCATAAATAAAAAAATTATTGACAAACAAAAGGTTATCTTAATTATGAATATTAAAAAAACTATAACTAGCTTATCAATAGTTTGCAGTATGGCATTAATGCCAATAAAAGCTTTAAGCTCGCAGTATGTAAGTTTTAATAATAATGTAAAAACGATACAAAAAACAATAATAAATCACATTGATTTTTATAAACAAATTTGTGATAGTTTGTATTCTGATATGAAATTTAATTTTAATTCTTTTATGTGTTGTCAACATGGAATTATAGAACTAGATGAAATTAAAAAGTTTAAAAAAGAAATAAAAATTCTTAATAAAATTATAAGCGTATCAAAAGAAAGAATGGAAAAAAAAGGAAGTGAATTAAAAGATTTTGATGCCAAGGTATATTATGCATCAGTAGCTTTAAAAAGTGCAATAGAGCAAAAATTAAATCCTGATTTCGTAAAAATATTTGGAGCTTATGAAGGCAAAGAAATAGATATTATAGAATACGCCAAAGGTGTTTTAAAGGCTGAAGAGGAAATTAAAAATGCAGTATATTAAAAGCTATGATTTCGCACATTACACTACACGAATTAATCATTTTCTACAGCGTAAAGATAGACAAAATATAAAGGTATTGCAAGATTTTTTCTGTAGTTTTATTTTGTATTATTGGGATGGTATTGTTTTGCTATGCAAACAAGAAAAGAAAGAAAGTATTGAACATTTTTTATCAGAAATTTTTTTATTAGAGATGAATGATATTAATTTAATATTATCACAATTAGGACAATTTAAAAATTCAACAAATAAAAGATTGGAATGCTTGGATGTTAAATTAACTTTAAATTCTAAATAAATAACCGAGTTGTCATTCTTTGTATATGAAAAGCCCCAGCCACCTGTCCTTGTTTTTCAATGAGTAGTTTTTGTAAAGCACCTTTTCCATCGTGATAATATTCTGCATAATTTTTTCCAAATTCTTTTAAAGAACGAGATAAAAATCAAGGACTTTAAGCCCTTAATTTTTATTTATCTTCGCTCCTTTCTTTTAATTTAATAAGATTTTTTAGCGCATAAGTGCCTATTTTTCCTGCTATTTTTTTTATCTGTAACCTTATCTATTTTTTGCTTTCTAGCTATAACTTGTTTTATTTTCTTAATTCTTTCTTCACTAGCTTTTTTTATCATTTTGTATTTTTTCATCAAGTCTTTGTTTTACGCTTTTTTTATTCTTTTTCTTTACTTCTTTTGCCTTAATGTTCTCTTTTATATCATCCATTAAGTTTTTTTTAGGCTTAGTTTGGGTAGAATTTTCGTTAGAGAACGACACTTGCTTTGTCTCTGAAGATGCCCTAGATGTCGGTAAGGCTCTCGCATTATTATAATACACTACTTCAGCATTTTTCATTTTATTTTTTATATTATTTTGTTTCTTTGGCGAATTGCTAATTATAGTCAAATGCGTTTCATAGTCTTTGCCTATACTTGTAAAATAAGTTTGATTATCTATGTTTTTAATAAATACAAAATCATCTTTATCTTTTAAGACTAATTGTGGATTTTCTAAAGTTTCTTTGATATGTGGTATGTATTTAATTCTATCTTTTTCAATCAGCTTTAGTAAACTTCCTTTTGTAAGCTTTATTTCTCTATCTTTTAAAGCCATTTTTACTTCATTTGGCATATTGGGGATATAATCATCATCAATACTTTTAAGATTAAAAGTTTTCATCCATTCATTTCTAACATCTTTATTTATAGTATACTCTTTGCCATTTTTGCCTATAAATCTTAAAGAATTATCTTTAGGATCAGCCTTATCCATGAAGAAGTTGTCGCCTTTGATAACACCTTCTTTAATTAGTGCATCTTTTAATATTTTATTTTGCTCTTTATCTACTTTAATATAATTATCCAAAGCATCTTTAAAAATTCTACTTTGTTCTTGATCCGCTATTTTTATGTTTTTAAGATTAGATATAACTTCTTTATTGGTTTTAGCAAGTTTTAATGCATCTAGTATTTGATTTCTTAATGCTTGTTCTTTGGCACTTTTCATAAAAGGAACTAAAGCATGTATTCTAGCAAAAACACCACTTATTAATATCCTATCAAAAACACCCTGTATTGTTGTAGCTATTGAAGAATTTGTCTTTTTTCCACTACTTGCTAAGGCTGTCATTATCAAATCTCTATTATTGTTATATATCAAAGCGTATGTATTAATAACATCTTTAGCATCTTTTATTTTTTTGCTTGAAAATTCAACATCTTCTAAATCTTTTGCTAAGGATTTAAAATCATACCCTACGCCTTCAATCCTATGTTTTTCTAATAAAGCATTCATTGTATGAGTTTCATTAGCTAACCTTTCTTGTTCATTCATTCCTTTAAAAGCATTTTCTAAATTCTTATCTTCATTTATATTTCTAAGCCCTTTAACCAATCTATGGGTAAGCCCTTCTTTTGTTTCTTGAGGCTTCATCATGCCTAAATAACTTTCTTTAAAATTTTCTTTCAAGGCAAAGTTTTTATTTGCATTATCTAGGATTTCTTTTGCTAATACTTTGTCACTAGCATTTCTTATCAACGCATCATCTAAAATTTCTTTTACTATTCTATAAGCTTGTTTTGTATTATATGTTTTATTTCCTGTGTTTAATTGCTTATTTATAGCTGTTCTTAATCCAAAAATTTGCTCCGCGCTTACTTCTTTTCCTTTTATTTCATCTAAATAGCTTTGTATGTTATTTTTTACATCTTGCTCTAAAAAATTATTATTTTTAAAATTTTCAAGCTTTGCTAAATCTTCACTAGTTAATACTATTTTTCCATTATTAAGCTCATCTAATTTACTTATAGCACTGCCATACTCTTGTTTTATTCTATTCTCATAAGCGTGATTATCTTTTTGCCAAGCCTTATAATCAAACTCACCCTTTAAACCTGTTTTATTTTTAAATACTTCATCTTGTCCTTTAATCATATTTAAAAAAGAAATACTAGCATCCCTATCAGCCTTTAAAACATCATCCAAAAAACTTCCTATTTCTGGATAAGCTTGTGCTGCTTTTAATAAGACTTCTCTTCTTTGTGTAGTTGGCATTCCTTGTAAAGCATTAGAAATATTTTTTAAAATAGCACTTGTTCTTTTAGCGCTATCTTGTATAAATTGTGGATTATTTTTATTAAGTCCTTGCTCGACAATGTTTTTTAATATTTCTATTGTAGGCTTTCCATTTTCTAAGTATGTTGGATTTTCTTTTGCTATAAGTTCATCTATTTGTTTTTTATTCTCTACATTTTTTGTAAGATTATTAAAAATTGTTTCTGCATTTTGCAAACCACCATCTGTAAATTTTCCTATCATAGGGATATCTTTTTGGGTGATTTTATCTATAACCCTATTACCTAAATTACCCCCTTTTACTGCCATGCCATCTATCATATCTTTACCGGCCCTTGCTCCTGTTTTTGCCATATTATAGGTATTTTTTAAAGCTCTTGCTCCTTTGGCAACTCCTGCAAAAGCTGCATCTCCTATTAAAGAAAGTCCTGCATTTTCACCCATAAGTATAAGAGCTTCTTTTAAATTTGCATCTTGATTTGTATCTTTTGTATTTCCGTAGTAATCATATCCTGCCCCTAAAGATGCACCTAATGCACCACCTGCAACCATACCAACTCCGCCGCCTAGCATTGTACCGCCAATGGCACCTGCTGTTCCTAAAGCTACACTAGTACCATTATCTCTTATTCCGCGATATAAATTACCCATTGTGCTACCTTGCACTTTAGAATAATTTCCGTTATTATCTTGCACCCAATAAGAGCCATCATCATCTTGCAATAATCTTCCACGCCCTGATTTTTGCAACTCATCGCCTAAATCTCTCATAAACTGATTACTTTTTCTTGCTACTTCATTATCATCAGCAAAAATAGGTTTAGAGGCATTAAATTTAGATTGCTTATCTAAAATATAATCACTCAAATCATCAGCATTCATAGAAGGATTTTTATTGTAATCATACAAATCTCTTTTGTATTCGCCAATATATCCTAGTGGATTTGTTAAAATTTGGTCTTTAATATTGTGTTTTTCATATTCTTTAGCATATTTGTCTTTATTCTTATAAAAATCATTGATTGCTTCATTTTTTAAATTTGATAAATATTCATTTGTATCTTGATTTTCACTTTGACTTGATCCATCTTGCAAAAATGAAATAATGTTATTTTCTTGTGGTTTTTCTAATAAAAATTCTCTTATATTCATTGTATCAATCCTTGTTTTTTTAATTCTTCTACGCTAACTTGCATTTTTCTACCTGCTTGATTAACTAATATTACATTACCATTAGCATCAGGCTCTGATATTTGAGCATTAATTCCATTAAAACTAACGCTATGTAATTTTGGTGTATTTTGATTTTGCACTTCTAATATATTTTTGGCTAAATCGTTTTGTATATTTTGATTAGTTGTTGAATTATCTATAATGACTGCATTTTTACTAGGTTTATTTGAGATTTCATTTTTAATATAATAAGACTCAAGATCCTTTGCCAAACCCTCTCTAAAATATTTTAAATCTTTTTGTCTTTGCTCTTCATAAAGATTATTGATGTATGGATTTTTTAAATTAGAAATCTTTGCCATTTGCTCATCATAATAAGCATTAATCTTAGCTTCACTAGTGGCTATATAATCCCTTATTGCTTTTTCATATTCTTTAGCATTTATAGTTTGAGCTTTCCAAGCTGAAGGCTCTTTGTAAATTTCATCATGCCTTGTTCTATTATAGTTTGTATCTCTTCTAACCTTTTCATTGTAAATACTATCGCTTATAAATTTAAATAAGCTATCTTGAGCATCATTTATATTATCTCCACCAAAAAGTCCTTTTATGTTTTGCCATGTTCCACCCAAAAGACCTTGCCCATCATAATAAGAATCACCACCACCTTTTTTTATGGTGTTAAATCTTTCTTGTATTGCTCTCATCTCAGGATTTGACTTTGTATAGCTTGGTAGATTAAGTATTGCTTGGTCTGCTAAAATTTCATCTTTTTGCTCTCTTGCATTTATTGCTTGCTGTCTTAAAGCATTTTGCATGGCATATTGTCTAGCTCTTTGATTATAATTCATTTGCCATTGCTGATCTGCTATATTTGCTCTTTCTTTTTGATAATCAAAGTTTCTCTCATTTTGCAAAAGCTGATTGTTTTGCATAGCCTGATTAAATTCCATTTGTTGCTTTCTTAAATCTTGCTCTTGCTGAAACTCATTAGCTTTAACTTTATCATCAAAACTTTTACTCATGATGTCATATAAGACACCACCGACTTTTCCTGCGTTTTGTATAACGCCTGTATCAGGATTAAATACTACTCTTTGTGGGTTATAAAATGCCATTTTGTTTCCTTTATTCTTTCTTTTAAAATAAAGGATTTAAGGAAGTTTGTGTATAATTTTAAAAGGTGTGGTGCCAAGGGTCGCCACCCTTAGCACTAAATTACCACCTAGAAAGGCGGTGAAATAAGATGCTACAAATCTTAATAGTTATTATACTACTTTGTATTATTGTTGTCAATGCAAATTAACAATCAATAAACAAAGCCCCTTATACAAGGGGTTAAGATTTACCCTTTAAAACAAACTCCTTAAATCCAAATCTATTTAATTACTCCAAACATTTTGAAGTTTATTTTCCATATTCTTTCTTCTGTTTAACTCTTCATTGGCTAGATACTTATTGAAGTTATAAGCATCTTTTTGTAAATCAAAATTTTTCTTTGCCATTTTTTGCTGATTATAAGCACCATATAAAGCACCCCCAGCGCCTAAAACATTTCCCAATCTATCAAAATTAGTTACTTTATTTGCATCAGAACTTTTAAATAACCAATCTCCAAAATTACTAAAAGAATTTTTTAATCCATTTAAAAAACCACCACTGCTACTTGCTAAATTTGGAGTAAAATTGCTTGTTTTCATCAAAGTATCTGCAAAGCTAGAGCCTAGTGCTGTACCACCTTTTAAAGCTGTTATAAAATCCATAATTTCTCCTTTATATTAAACTTAATAATTCTTTGCCTAGATCTATCTCGCTAACTTCGCCTTTTTTTAACTTATCGTTAAAATCACTCGTTCTTACATTATTGTTTGCACTTGATAAATCTTCAGCTTTTTTGGCATTATTTGATTTTCCGACCAAATTAAGCAAGGTTTTCCAGCTGTCAATATTACCTTCGCCTAAACCATTTAATTTTGTGGCAAGTTCTGCCATAGCCTTTAAATCCGCATCAGGATAGGCTTTTCTTAACTCGCTTTCTACTTGTGCGTATTTAGCGATTAGTGCATCTTGCTCTTCTTTGTCTTTTTGCTTTTTATCAAGCTCTTCAAGCCTTTTTAATTTCTCATCAAGTCCATCAAGTCCTAATTCTTTTAAATACTGCTCTCTTTGTAATTCTTGTTCACTTGGCTCTTTTTTTGGATTTTTTAAAGCTTCAAGCTCACTCATTAAAGCATTTAATTTGTTGTCATTTTCACTTTTATAAGCTTCAAACATCGCCTTATAATCAGGCTCGTTCTCATTAGCAACCTGCATAGGTTCATTATCTTCTACTTGCGTAGGTTCATCGCCATTATTAGCAACTTGTCCTTTATCATCATCTGTTATAACATTAATTAAATCTTTTAAAGCATCATTTTCCATCTTCTTCATCCTTTATTTTATTGATTATTATGTCTAAAAAAGCCATAGTATCTAAAGCTTTTAACCTTAACTCTTTCTCATCGTTATTTTTTGCTATATAAAAACATTCGCTATATTTTGCTTTTATAAATTCGATTAAATTCTTTCCTCCTTTGGTTTTAGATATATCGCTTTTAATTTCAATATTGAGCATTAGTTTCTCCTTGTTGCATTTCTTGCTTATTCTCAAAAGCAAATAGGCTATTTACATTCTTTACACCTAAAATTGGTAATAATTCTTTAGTAAGTTCTTTGCTAGCATTTATAATCCCATAAGCAGAATTTGCATCGCCTATACTCATATACATTTGATATAACCCAGAAAAAACTTGCATACTAGCTTGAATTCCTGCACGTCTAATTTCTTTATTCATGGCACCTGTGCCGGTTTGAATTTTAAATCTAAAACTAGGTATATCCTCTCTTTGAAAACCATTAAAAAAACTATCTTCTCCATACTTAAAAACAAGCATTGCAAATCTATCAAATAAAGGCTCTATAAAAGTTTCGTTATACTGTCTTATATAGTCAGCACTTCTTCTTCCACCTTCTTGTGCTTTTATGCTAATTTCTGTTGCTGTTTCATTTTGTGCAGTTTGAGCTCCATTGTTTTGTGGACTAACTCCTGTAACTTCTGTGAGTTCGCTTTCTAAAAGCTGTAAATTTATTCCCGCACTATTTACATTTGGTGGTGGTAATATTTGCACACCCTTTGGATCGTCTGTATATATTGGTTTTCCTAAGGTTTCTATATCTTCTCTGCTTACTCCCATTGATTTTGGCATCATTATTTTAGGCATGATATGAGTTCTTACTGCATCGATTAAAAGATTTCTTGTGATGTTAATTTCATCTTGCAAAGGCATAGCAGAAGCCATTATAGGCTCGCCATAAGCACTTACATAGTTTTCATTATCTATCTTTTTAAGTTGTGGCAGCATTGAGCCCCAGACAAAAGGCTGTCCATCTTGCAAAGTAACTTCATTTCTAAGTAAATTATTTTCAAATAAGGTAGAAACCACCCACTCATCATCGTTTTTTCTTTCATAAATATCATAAAGCTTCACTTTTTTATACTCATCATCTTCATCAAAAAGCTTTTCAATTTCTATGTTTTTATAAAATCCTAGCTTTTGTCTTTCATGGATTTGATTATAAGTTAGGTAAATTTCATTAACTATATAGCCTACATCCTCGCTATTTAACGCATTTGGATCAAAGAATATACTATCAATATCTACTCTTTCAATGCGTGGCATTCCTTTATGCCAAGTAAGCTTAGCTATACTTGTTCCCACAAGTAAAACATCTAAGAAAAGCGGTTGAAAAATCTTAAACATATTGATTTTACCACTATAAAAATCAATTGCATTCTGCCATAGCTCTATAATCGTATCATCGCTATTAATGTAAGTTTCAATATCTGCCATTCTTTCGCTATTAAAATATACATCATTTAAGCTAGTGATTAAATACTTTACCTTAGCGTTTATTTTTGGTATGTAGATACTTGATTTATTTCTTTTTCTCAATTTTTGCATTACCTTATTTTCAAGCAAATAAGCATCTTGCAATTCTTTAAAGTGTGGTTTGTAATTTTCATATCCACTTTTACTTTCTCTAATGAGTTGTGTTAAAAACGACACTCTCTCATCATTAGTTCTTTTTGTTTTCATTCATAATTCTCCATATTGTTGTTTTGCTTAAATTTGTTATTTTTAAAATATCTTTTTCATTCACTCCTTTTTCAAATAAAAACTCCGCAAATTCTCTTTTAAATTTCTTTTTAGAAATATTATTAAATCCTGATACAAGCTCTAAAAATTCATTTGCAAGACTTGACTTTATAGCCTCATCGCTTAAATTTGAAAGCTTTTTTATTTTGTTTACATCAATTGCATCATAGATCATTAAAAACTCACCAGCCATCATAACTCCAATCTTCATTAGTATTGTTTCTGCTGTATAGTTTTTCAAAAAAAGTTAATGCCACCGCATCGCTAACATCAGGACTTTTGCCATAGTTCTTTTTTAATTGTTCTTTTGAAACTATCTTTAAAAGCCCCTTGTCGCTATACTCATATTCAATCATTCTCATATCTTTTTTTAATTCTTCATCTTTAACAAGCTCCATGTGTTTTAAGTTTTTAGCAAAGGTAAAATACATCTGCGCTCTTTTATTTAAGTATTCATTACTGGTTGCAGAATTTGCAGAATTTGCCTCAAATACAGGCAAACCATAAGTTAACAAGACATCATACACGCCAACGCCAAGACCGCAAGTATCTATGAAAATACCTTTTGGTTTGTCTTCGCTTTGGTTATATTCAGCTAATATTTTATTTGCTAACTCCATGGTTCCAAGTTGTGAGTATTTTTTAATCTCATCAATTACAAAACCTTTTCTTTTTGCTAAAACACTCTTATCATCTCCATATCTTGCTACATCAAGCCCCCAAATATTCTCGCCTTGCATTTTTTCAATGCTAAAAGAGTTCTTGCTCATCGCATTTTCAATTTCAGTTAATGCAAAAAGCTCCGCACCCCCGCTATCTATAAACTCGCCATAAATTTCTTGTTTGACAACTTCACTACCTTCTCCGCCTACTTCTTCAATTAATTCTTTAATTTGCTCTTCTTTTAAAAATGGATTATCATAGCTTGAGAATTGAAAATGTTTCCAATTCTTATCGCTGAGTTCTTTTTTGCAAAGTTCATAAAATAGATTTTTTCCTTTAGGCACTCCACCGATAATCGCTCTTGATTTAGGATTATCAAGCAACATAGGGCGTATGGCGTTATACCAAAGATATTCTCCTTTGCTGCCTTTTAAAATAATTCCTGCTTCGTTTAAAATAACAAGGTCATATCCAAAACCTTCGATATTTTCACTCCTTTCAGCACTTCTCATATGAAGCACAGCTTTATTAATAATTAGTTTCTTATCTTGCACGCTCCATGAGTAAAAATCTTTTGGCAAGTTTTTTAACTCAGGTGTAAAATATAACTCGTAATAATTTTGTAAATTTGCTTGTATGGTATCCACCCATAATACATTTTGTCCTAAAAGCAAGTTTTCTATGACAAACTTAGCACTTCCCCTTGTAAAACCAAGTCTTCTGCCCTTTGCTACAGTTATAAAGCGTGGATTTTTATCATCAAAAACTTTAAGTTGTGCAGGAGTGTAAGAAAAGTCAAGCTTTAATTTCATTTGATTTCACTTCTTATAATTTCAATTTTTTGAACATTATCGCTGACTACTTCTTGTTTGTCTACATAACCGTGCTGATTTTTTAGCAAGAACATACTAACGCTAGGTGTATAAGTGCCGATTAAGGAATGGTTTAAAATATCCATTTCACATCTTTGTTTTGCATTTGCTACTATTTCGCCAAAATCTTTATCTTTTTCCCACTCATTTAAAGTTTGCATTGAAATCCCTAAATACACAGCTAATCCCACTTTTGTTTTAGGTGCAAAAATAACACTTTCTTTAGTTTCTTTTAAAACAGTTTTTTCACTAAAGTAGTTTTCTATCTTTGATACAAGCTCTTCTTTTGTGATGCTTTTGCCATTTGTCATCATTCTAGCCATCAAGCCACCCCTTCTTTAAAATTAAATTCTTTGATTTCTAGGTCTAAAAAAGATTTTTTAAAACTAATAATCTCATAATCGCCTTTTAAAACATTCTTATCGTTTTCAAATAACGCATCTAACACGCATTTTACGATATTGTCCCCATCGCCATGCCTTTTGCTGTTAAATCCTATTTTTAAAGAAAACTCATATTTCTTTTGCTTATCAAAGGCTTGAAAACAGCTAATATTATTTTGTCTTCTAAACTCCATTTGCAAGAGTTTTTTAAAATCTAAATATTTAAGATAATCTTTACATGCAAATTTAGATCTTTGCGTGGTTCTTTTATAAGGAACTGGGTTGCTTTTTAAATCAATTTTTAAAATATACTTTTCCATTTCAGACTTTCTTAAATTTAGCTTATGCGTTTAAAAGCCATTTTGCTTTTAAGAATTTTTTCAAATCTACTCTTATTCTCATTAAATAGCCTTTTTTCTTCAGCTTTTTCAAGCTCTCTCATTTCATCTAAAGTTAAAACTCTTTCTATTTCTCGCACTGGTAAAGAATGCTCTAAATCTCTTCCTATCCTATCTTGATTTTTGAACATGAAATCAACTAAAGCTTCTTTAAATTCTCCATTAGCTATCAAATCACCATCTTTATAAGTGATTTGCTTAAAAGCATTGATGCAAATTAAAGAATCAATAGATTCTTGATTTATTTTAATTTTTTGATTGCTTCCGTAATTTGCAAAATATGAGTATTTAAAATCGCCTTTAAAAACTCTAAAGCAAGCTTGATTTTTGTATTTATTACAAAGCCATTCTAAAAATATTTCTTTGTCTTCAAAACGCTTTTTAAACTCGATTTGAGCCCTTTTGCAAACTCTTCTTAATTTCTCATAGCTTGTCCCTACGATATTCTCTCTTTCTAAAGTTTCGAAATAAAAATCTAAGAAAGCATGAATATCCTTAACGCTTTTGAGATATCTACCTACAATATCAGTTGCCTGAGCCTTATTAATTTCCAATAAGTCCATTAAAATTTGTATTTTTTCTTGCATTTTTTACTCCTTAAAAGCATCCTAAGAGCTTGTCTTTGTTCTCATCTTTCATTCCGTAATACTCCATCAAGTTATCAACCACACTTGGATTGGCTTCTTTTTTTCTGTTAAAACGCTGATTTTTTCTTGCTTCATTTTCTTTAGCGTATTTAAGCCATGTATAAAGACTTCCTGCCACACTTGACATTCTTTTTCCATTTCTTTTCCATTCCCTAGCATCCCAATAGCCTATAAAATCATTAGCCAACTCTTCACCAAAGTTTGTGCCATTTTTCTCATTAAAAGCTATTATTTGCCCCATAAGCTCATTAGCATTTGGGATTTTAAACTCTTTTTTTGCCATTTTCTCTAACTCCTTTTTACTAAAATCAATAAAGCTCGTCACAAAAGAGGCGTTTTGATTAGAAACGCGTTCTTTCTTTTCTTGATTATTTTTTAAATTTTCTAAATTCTCTTTTTTTATAAATTTATTATTATTAATATTTATATTATTTATAAATTTATTATCGCGTGCGTGCGTGCGTGTTTCTATATAATGCAAATTCTCTTTTTTTTCGTTTTCAGTAGTTAATTTTCTGTCGATTGATGAAGTGTTATTTTTAAGAGTTTTGCTTAGCTTTTCATCACTGTTTTTAAGCAAAGATAAAGCTTTGTTAAAATGCTTTTTGACTTGATAATTTTCATCTTTTAAAATCCACTCATAAAAATTTAAAGATCCATTTCTAACCTTTTTAATTTCTAAAAGCCTAAGCTCGATTAATTCTTTTTTGGCAATTCTTAATCTATTTAAACTCATTCTTTGATTATTTTTAACTTTTATAAACTCTCTTAGATAGATCTCACTTACAATCGTTTTTTCACTAAGTTTAGCTAGTTGTATATACAATGCTAAAGCATCAACACTAAGTCCTCCATAAGCTATAGTGTTTGATAATTTCAAATAGCCTTTTCTTTCTCTCAATCTTTTTCGCCCGATAGCCACATCAAAGCTTGCTATAAAACTTGGTATCATTTTTTAAATCCTTGTAATTCTTTGATTTGCTTATCAAGATTCAAATCTATAATTTCTATGATTTTTTCTAATCTATTATTTACAAATTCACTAGTAGCAACTTGATTTCCTATATAAGCACCAGCCATCAAATAAGCAGTTTGTTTGCTTGGAGTAAGAATTGCAATAGATCCTGTTATTATGCTAATAGGAATAAAGATTTTCATTCCTTTTATTCCTATATTTGCAAATTCTTCACTGTGTTCAAATTTGCTACCATAGTAGAGAATAATTGCAAAAATACCACAAGCAAGAGTCAAAATGCCTGCGGTAAAGAATACGCGATTGATATCATCAAGTATTGATGCTATGTAAATCAAAAAAACTAATTTCATAAAAAAAACCTTTTGAAAAATCCTATTTTTCTTTGCTCTTTGCGATATTCTTTTACAAGTAGTTCTATATTATTTTTTTCTTCGCTTTTCGCTAAAAAATTAAATAATTCACAATCTAAAAACATTGTTTCATTTTTAAAAATAGAACCCTTTCTTTTTGATAAAAGTCTTTTAACCTCAAGGCTGGTATTTACTGCGAGTTTTTGCATTAAGTTATCTATTTCATCTAATATCATAACTGTTTTTGAATTTTGTTTTACACCAAAAAGATAATGGTATTCAACTTCTTTGCTTTGAAATATTTCAAAACATTGCGTATATTGTTTTCCATTAAAAATCTCAAGAACAATAAATTCTTGCTCAGCATAAACACTAAAACTTTTAATTGTATGTGGTCTGATAAAAGAAGAGTTGATTTTAATCACTTTCATTCTCTATCCTTTCTTTTTCTCCCACGCTTAGGTATGTTTGTAAGATTGCTACGAACATCCACCCAAAATTCATGAGGTATTCCATAGAGTTTTTTAAACTCTATTTGTTTTTTAAAACTTGGGCGTGATTTATTTGTTCTAATCTTTTTAACACTAATAAGCGTATAGTGATTACTCAATATTTTTGTAAAATCAAAAAAATCTATTTTTTTCATAACGAAAGTATAAAATAAATAAACTTAATAAATATTTAATTATGTTTCTAATTATGGAACATTATTTGCTTGAAAAAAGTGTATAATTTTTATACTAAAAAAGGAGAGAATATGGGAAGAAATGGAGATATATTCGACTTTCATTTTGATACTGAAAAATTTAAATTTTATTTAAAAAATAGAGATAAAAAAGTTACATATCAAGATTTGATGGAAATTTTATATAAAAATGGCATAGAAAGCTCAGAAGCAACAATAAAAAAATGGTTGATGTCTAAAGAAGATAATAAAACAAAACCTAAACCACAATATATAAAAATTTTATGTAATGCATTGGATATTCCTTTCAACGAAGTGATATTGCAAGATGTTTTTAGAAATGATAATCAAATAAATTTCAGATATTTTCCAGATATTTATGCGAGTGCAGGACTTGGAACATCATCTCAAAGTGAAGAAATTAAAATAGTTTCCGTTGATGAAAATTTTCTAAAAGAAATTTTAGATATACCCATAAAGAAGAGTTATGATATTATAAAAATTAATGGCGACAGCATGGAACCCATTTTATCTAATGGTGATTTTATTATTATAGATAGAAGCAAAAATTCACTTGGGGCTATTTCAAACGCAGATATTGTTATTTTTAGAAAAAATGATGATTTATTTTGTAAAAAAATTAAAAAAGAACCTTTTGAAGATTATATTTTTTTAGTTTCTGAAAATAAAAAATACGAGGATAAAAAAGTAGATAATAGGGAATTTGAACAATGCGAGATCTTAGGTGCTGTAGTATCAAAAATGGCTGTTGAAACCTTTAAAAATTTTATAGAAGTTGTGGGATGATTAGGTTTAGAGACTTTAAAATAATAAAAAGGATAACCAATGATAGAGCAATTAAATAGACTTCCTATAGACGATATTCAAAAATTAGCTTCAATTTTAAACATAAACATTGAAAATAAAAATAAAACAATTATATTAGAATTGATTAGTAAAGAATTAAATAGAAAAAATGATACAGAGCAATATGAAATATTAAAAAATATTTTTAGTCAAGGAAAATTTGAATTAATTATCTATAAAGCAGAAGGATTATTTAAGCCAGATCAAATTAATAGTTTTATTTTTCCTAAAAATAAAAATACTCTATTTACAGACGCAATTGAATATTATTTTAATTATGAAAAGTGCTATTATGTTTGTTGTATAAAAAAACATTTAAACAATAGTAATTTATCTCCAACACAAGCCTTGAAACAAATAAAGAAAAACGGAATAGATGGAAGTATTTGTATTACACACAATGATATTAAAGAAATCTTTAGTATATTTATAGGAAATAAAAATTTAAAAAAGAATTTTAATTTAAATCAACATGAAAGTATGATTTTCTACTCTTCTCACTCTACGAGCAATCAATATCTATCTACAAATTGTAAGTTAAGTTCCAATAATGAAAAAATTAGCAAAAATAACAAAATAGATAACAATAATACGATTGACGATTTAACAATACATAATCTTATAAAAAAAGAAAATGACAACAAAAGAAAGTTATTGGACTATTTTGTTGTAAATTTTCCTAACAATTTTATTAACGCATTAAAAGATGTAGGAATTAACTTGTGTTTTAAAAAAGATACAATATTTATTCGCTATAATTTTATTTTAAAAATAAATGGAAGTGTTTTTATTAAAAATTACGATACAGATTTAGACGATATAATAAAGATATCAAAAAGTATAATTGATTTAAAAAATGAAATTAGTAGAAAATAAATTATTAGAATTAATCAAACAAAATGGCAATATTGTTAGCGAAAGTGATTTTATAATGCTAGAGCAAAGACTTGATATAGATGATAAAGATTTAAAATTTGCTTTTAAAGAATTAATCAAACAAAATAAAATTATGAGTGTTTGGGTCAATCCAAATACTCATTTATGTGTTAATAAAAAAGATTTCGAGCATTATGAAATAGGATATAGTGTAATTTATCCAAAATATGACTTAGATGAGTTATGGTTATAAAATAAAACCTTAAAGTAGATGATTAAAAAACGAGTTAAGCTAAATGAAAAAACTTATAATCTTACCATTGTTATCCACTCTAGCCTTAGCTGATTATACATATTATAAGCGAAGATTGAAAGCTTATACAATTATACAGAATTTATAGTTTGTATTATTTAAAATAATATATAATTTATTATAAAAATATTGGAGGACTGAATTGATGGCAAAATCAATATGTTTTTTTAACCACAAAGGTGGAGTTAGCAAAACAACAACAACTTATAATATAGGCTGGGCTTTATCAAAATTAGGCAAGAAGGTTTTGATGGTGGATTTAGATCCGCAATGTAATTTAACAGGACTTGTTTTATCAAGTAAAGCATTAGATGATGACTTTATGGCTAGTTTTTATCAGAATAGACAATTTATAACATTCGAGCCTATTATTGAAAAAATTATATCTGGAGCTAATAGTTATGGTTCAGCTAATGATGGTGAAATTTTTCCAGTAAATGATAATTTATTTTTATTGGCTGGTAGTTTAAATCTTTCTCAATTAGATAGCCAAATAACAACAGCATTGAAAATAACCGCAGGTATTCCGATATTAGGTAATATTATAACATGCTTTTTTGAAGTTTTAAACAAAATAGCAATAAATAATGAAATAGATTATGTATTGTTAGATTTAAGCCCTAGTATTAGCGGCCTAAATCAAATTGCTCTTATGGGTAGTAGGTATTTTATAGTTCCTACGAGTCCAGATTATTTTTGTCTTCAAGCAATATATTCATTAAGCAAAACTCTTAAATTATGGCATAAAGAAATAAAAGATTTTAAACAAGCTACAGGTGTAAAAGGTATACCCAATAATCCTTTATTTATAGGAGCAATCCAACAAAGATATAGACTTAGAAATGAGGCTCCTACAAAGGCGTTTGAAAAATGGATTAGTGCTATAAGAGACGCTATTAATACTACACTTGTAACAGAATTGTCAAATATTAATTGTGTAATCGAAAAGGAAAAATTTGAAAATGGAATAAAAAATGAATTTCCAAATTTGTCCCCATATGATTTAGCGCAGATTCCAGATTTTAACACTTTAATAGCAATAAGTCAAAGAAGTAAAAAACCAGTATTTTTACTAGATGATAAAGATTTGGATGAGGCTAATCAGTTTGGCGCAGCTAAACAAACAAGTAAAGAAAAAATACAAGATTTTCATAATACATTTATGAAACTTGGAAGAACGATAATCAATATAACTTCATAACCAAGATTTTTTTTCTTGGTTATTTTTTATATCTCTCCTCAATACCCCATCAACCTTTTATATCCATCGCATTAATCCTTCCAATTTTCTAAAAATGTTTTTAAGGATTTTTTTGGTTTTTCATCTTCACTTCAACATCTATAATATCTTCTTTTTAGTAAGGCTTAGGATTGTGTTTTGCAAATACAAAAAAAGGATTTTTTTCACCGTAAATAATATATTGAATTCCCCATAAAATCAAAAACAAAGGAATACCAACAAACAGTCCTATGATAGTCAAATCCGCAATAAAAGATAAGATGAAAAGAACTCTTAATGCTCTAATAAACAAATTCAATCCTTTTAATTATTTTCTATTAAAAAATTATATCGCAAATATTTTTTAAAAAAAGTTTCTAATTAATATACTAAATTAAATTTTAATTAAGTTTCTTTATTATATACTTTTATCAACAAAACAAAAAGGATAAAAAAATGCTAGAGGTTAAATTAGATTTAAGACCTGATATTAAAAAAATGCTAGAAATAGCCTTTGAAAGAAATTATTCAAAAAGTTACGCTTCTTTGGAAGAGTTTTTAGCTAATGTTCTTCATAATGCAGTTAAAAACTTAATCACCAAAGAAGCATTTGAAAACAAAGGATTTGTTATTTCTCTAAAAGATTAGGAGTTTCGTTTAAAACTTGAAAATCTTTGTCATTTAGTCTTTTTTCAAGGGTTGCGACTTTACTTTCTAGCTCGCTAACTCTTAAAAGAAGATTATTAAGTTGAGCTTTTAAGCTTTGTATTTCGTCCATTACATCACCTTCCTAGAGTGAAAGTAATTATAACTAAAAAAAGGATAAAAAATGAGTTTTACAGATTTGTATTTCGATAGAGAAGAAAAAAGAATTTCTAACTACGCAAGAGAATTAGTTAAAGATGAATTAGAGAGCAGAGAAAACTTTGCGGACATTTTTAACTCTTTGCAAGAATTTAAAAATATTTTAGAAGCAAGCTTGGAAGATGATGAAGATATTGCAGCTTCTTTGCAAGCCTATGGAGATGAGTTTATTAACGATACCTATGATTTATTGGAAAAAGTAAGGAAATTTGAGAAGAAATACGAAAAGCTTTATTAAAAGTTTAACAAGTTCTTTTTATTAAAGAGCTTTCTTAAGCTTTTGACCGCTTGGAAATTAAGCTTAATTGCTAATGTTCTTTTTTTTGCTTTACTCTTACCCACGCAGTGGGACGGGGGCTTTAGCAAAGCGGTTTTAAACGAATTTATTTCGGATAAAACAATAGCAATAGCATAGCGGAAGGGTTAGCAAGTTATCCATAAACTTGGCTCGATATTATTGTTTATAGTGCTATTTTTAAGGTTTTCTTGCACTTTAAAAACGACAGAAAATCAAGAGTTTAAGAAAAAGAAAGTATAATTATAAAGTTTAAGTTGCTAACTTGTCTCGGTGTTGAGAAAGGAGGCTAAAATGATTGAAAAATTAATAACTATTTTAATTCTAATTTTACAATTAGTTTTAGAGCTATTAAGACTTTACAATTAAATAGCCACACTTTTATAAACACAGACAAATTCTAACCAAATCCGCTTAACATAAACTTAAACGATTATACAACGCCGAGATTGCGGATTTGCTCGGCTTTATCAAAAATAAAAATAAATTTGATAAAATAACATTGTTTAAGTGGCTAATTTCTCTTGGTGGGGAAGGAGCTGTTTTTGATGATAGAGAAGTTTTTAAAAATTGCTTTTTTATTGTTAGAAATAGTAAAAAAGTTGATTGAAATAATCAATCAACTAAACTAAAAAACCACTAAAATTATAGAATAGCCTTGCTTAGCCTATACTTAAACAATACTCACGCCAAGAGAGCAAGGCTCTTGGCTTTTCTTAAACTCCTTTAATGCTTAAATGGGGCAACTTTTACAAATTAACTACTTGAGAATTTACCTTTTTTGTTTTATTTCCTATTCTAAAGAACTCAGTTGCCCCTTTTAAGCATTAATCTAAAAGGAGAAAAATGAAAGCTTATCACACAAAAGAACAAGTCATCATTAAACTTAGCAAAGATGAATATAGAAAAGAAATGAAGCTAAACAAGTCTTTAAAAGATGAAAATAAATCTTTAAAAACTGAAATTTCTAATCTTGAAAATGAAAAAATAGAGCTTTTAAAGCAGTTAAAAGACCAAATAGAAGCAAATATGAAAAATATAAAAGAAATTAGCTCTTTGCAAAATAAAATTTATGAGCTTCTTTATGCAAAAGAAAGGTCGAAACTATGTTCTTGATATTTAAAAAGAATGAAAAAATCAGAAACTTAGAAAAAGAAATTCAAAGGTTAAAAGGTGTAATAGCATTAAAAGATACTGCTATAAATGAAATTTCATTGAAGCTAGAAGAAGAAATTAAAATCAATGTAAAACTCAGTAATTTTCGTATAAAAATACTTGATGCTTTAGGGCTTATAGGCGTTTTTAAAAATGATGATAAAGCTATTAAAGAAGTAAAAAGATTAAAGGAGAAAGAATGTCAGTAACTACAATATCACAAGAAAAACAAGTCTTAAATATTTTATTAAACAAAGGAAAAATAGATAATTTTTATTGCATAGATACAAGAATTACTACAAGACTTGGAGCTTATATTTATAATCTTAGAAATAAAGGTTATGCAATAGAAACAGTTAGAAACAAAGAAACGAGAAATACTTTTTATATTTTAAAAAGCACTCCAAAAATAAAAAAGGCAGGATAAAATGAATTGTAAAATAATTGATTTAGAGCAGGGTAGTGTGGAATGGTTAAATTTTAGAAAAGGAAAAATAGGTGCATCGATGGTAGCATCTTGTGTAGGTATCAAAGGTGCTTTTAACTCTAAAGAAGAGGCAAGAGATATCATTTTAGGACTTAAAGAAGTCTATCAAAATGAAGCTATGAGAAGAGGCAATGAATATGAGCCTTTGATTAGAGCTAGGGTTGAATTTTTACATTCTGTGAGTATCACTCCTGTAGTTTTGCAAAGTCTAGAAAATGAAATGTTTATAGCAAGTTTAGATGGGATTGATGAAAATGGAATTATTTATGAGTTTAAATACTCGCAAGATGAGTATGATTTTATCAAAAAAAATAAAAAGCCAAGTGATAAATACTACGCTCAAGTGCAATTTGGGCTTTATATCAGCGGTAAAGAAAAATGTATATTTGTAGCTATGAACAAAGAAGAAGAGATTGTAGAGTGCGAAGTTTCAAAAGATGAAGCTTATCAAGAATGGTTGGTTAAAAATATAAAGCAATTTATATTAGATTATATCATAGATCAAAAAAGCGATTATAAAGAGCTTGAAGATACTAAAGCAAAAAATCTAACGATTGAAATTATAAGGCTTGAAGAGACGATTAAACCTATTAAGGAAAAGCTAGAAAGTCTTAAAAAAGAACTCATAGCCTTAGCAAATGGAGAAAAAGCAAGATGTTTGGATATTACAATTTATCCGCAAAGTAGAACTACAATTGATTATAAGGGCTTTTTAGAGCAAAAAAATATTACTGTGCCTAAAGAATTTTATAAGGAAAGTACTTCAATGTGCTTAAAAATCAAAAAAGGAGCACAAAAATAAAGCACTTTTTGATAAAATTATAAAAACAAAGGAAAGATTAAAATGTTAAATTTAAAAAGTTTAGAAATCACCTGCAAACAATGTAAAACTAAAATCACTTTAGATATAGGTAAAACTGTCATTGTATGCCCACTTTGCAATAATGCTTTTTATAATTCTTATGATGAAGCTCCACTTTCTAAACTAGGAAATATATTGCAAAGCTTAAAAGAGCATAAAAAAGCAGAGTTTAGATTTATTACAGATGAAAAGGAATAAATATGAAAAGCTATAAAATTACCTGCAGAAACTGCGATACGCAAATCATTGCAAAAGTTGAGCAAAGCATTCTTTTTTGTCCTGCTTGTCATACAAACTTTTTTAATTCTTATGATGAAGCACCTTTTAAAACTTTACGTCAGAGCCTAAAATCTTTTGAAGATAAAAGCAGTGTTTTAAAATTTGAGTTTATCACAGATGAAAAGGAATAAAATGGAGAAAGAAAACATCGTTAAAGAAGTTTGTAAAGAGTTAAATATCACGCAAAAGGAGTTAAGCGAGATTTTGGGGGTGCATCTTACTACTATTCAAAAATGGGTAGCTAATGATAATGATTTACCTTTACAAGCTAAAAAATCTTTAAATTTAGTATTAGAAAATCATCATTTAAAAATAAGACTTAAAACGCTTGATGAGTTTGTAAGACTATTTAAAGAGCTTCAAAAATAAGCATTTAAAGGTGTAAAGAAATTCTTTATACCTTTAAAATACAGAAAATTTATGTATTTATTTTTAAAGAATATATATATTTTCTATAAAATATATTGACTTTTATATAATTTTTATGTATAATTACTATAAGAATACAGAATAATTCTGTAATGTTCTTTTAAAGTAAGAGTGTTTTAAGTTAGTTTTGTTAAAATTTGGTTATGAGAGAATTATTAAGAAATATAGGTTTAGGGCTTTTTGTAAATGGCTCTTATGCAATAATGAACTTAAGCACAGATATAGCACCTTATGTTATAACTGCACTTAGTGTTTATACAATGTATATCACACGAAAGGAGAAATAAATGGGACAATATATCATCCTAGCCTTTGCGGTAGTTGTTGCGATTTATGCGACTTATTATGTAAATAAAAAAGAAAAAGATAAAAAGAAACAACACTAAACTTACAAACACTCTTGCTTTTAAATTAAAAAGCAGGAGTAATTATGCAAACTTTAACCCCAAAAACAATTTTTTTAAATACAGAAGTTGCAATATCTTATAAAACTTCAAAACAAAACATAAATAGCACTAAAAACTATCACGCCGATGAACTCATAGAAAATATACACTATTTCTACGATTATGAGCAAACCAAAGGCGGAAGACAAAGAGTAATCAAATGGACTTTAGAAGGTGTTTATATGCTAGGCTTTTTTATAAAAAGTCCTAAGGCTAAAGAATACCGCAAAAAAGTAGCTAAGCTTTTAAGAGAGCAAACACAAGCTAGATTTAAAACCCTAAGCGATGAAAATCTAAGACTAAATTCTTTAAATCATCATCAAAAAATCGGCTACAAATCACAATTAGCACAGCAAAAGGAACATTATGAAAACAAAATCAAAGCCCTAAAATATGATTTAGAACATAAAAAGGAGTTGAGTTTTAAAAGAAAGCTTAGCAAGGAAGAATTACTAGAGCTTAGAAAAATCTTAGCAAAAGATTATGGAATTCTTTGCATAAAAGAATGGGAAATGAGTTTAGTTGCAGAAAAAATAGGAAAAGATACTGTTTTTGAAGCTGTTGTTAAGAAGCTTGAAAAAGAGCTTAAGTATTGGCAAAACTATGAAGAATACGAAGAAAAATGGAAAAAAATATTAAGGAGATGAAAAATGAGTAATGAAGTTGTATTAAAAGAAGAAAATAAATTAGAAATAAATTTTAATCCTTATGAGCTTGCTTTGGTAAAAGGTGATTTATCAAAACTGAGCGACGTAGAACGAGCGTCTTATGTTAAAAATCTTTGTGAAATTTTAGGCTTAAACATGCTTACAAAGCCTTTTGAATACATAGTATTAAATGGCAAACTTACTTTATATGCAAACAAATCAGCCACAGATCAGCTAAGACAAATAAGAAAAGTAAGTATTACAAAAACAGAAGTGGCACAAGTTGGCGATATTTATATGGTTACAGCCTACGCAGCAACACCCGATGGAAGAACGGATTGTGATACAGGTGCTTTAAATATTAAAAATTTAGGTGGCGATAATTTAGCAAATGCAATAATGAAAGCTATCACAAAAGCAAAAAGGCGTGTAACCTTAAGTATTTGCGGACTTGGAATGCTTGATGAAAGTGAATTAGAAACAATAAAGGAAAAGCGATTTTTAAATCCAAATGAAGATTTAAAAGTTTGGGGTAGTGATGAAAAAGCTATAGAAAATAAAGCAAAAGAGCTAAAAGCTTTAGGTGCGCAACTTAGAAAATTTATGAGTGATAATGGTTTAAACACCGAAGAGCAAAACAATTTTATAAAAAAACATTCTTTATTTACAAGTGAAAAAATACAAGAAGTTCTAAGTAATAAAGATGAATTTTTAACACAATTAAAAGGAGAATTATAATGTTACCAGCATTTAAGGCAAGTTTTGAAGTGGCAAATTATTCGCCAAGCGTAGAGTATTTAAGTGAAGGTGGGCTTTATAGCGGAGTTTTCCGCAAAGCCTTTTTATATGAAAAGATAGCAAGCGATGGAAGCAATAATACTTTTATTTGTTTTGAATTTTTAACCAGAAAAGAGCAAAAACTAGCCATTTTTAATCTTTTTGTAGCTAAAAATAACGATTTTAGCTATATCAATAAAAATGGAGAAAAAGAAAATTATTTAGGATTTAGACAATTAAATGCCATTATGAAATTCTTTGGAATTGATGAACTTGATTTTAGCGAAAAGGGAAATGAGAATGTTTTTGGAGTGCAGACTGAAGTTATTTATCTAAATTCTTTAGTTAATAAACTTTTAGTTTTAGGTTTTGGAACAGAAGAATATTTAAGTAAAAATGGAGAACTTGCTAACAAAATCTTTCTTGATAGAATTTTTAATGAAAAAATGCAAAGCATGGATGAGTTTCAAAATAATAAAGAACCTTTATCTATAAAATCTTTTAAAGCAAGGCATAAATCTTTAAATAACGACAATAATAAATCATTTATTCCAAAAGAAAATCAAAGCTATAATCCTTATGGAAATGAAGTAAAAAACAATAACAATGAAAAATATATCGAAATAGGAGAGGATGATGAAAGTTTGCCGTTCTAATTATCTTGAAATTGTAAAAATCGTTCCATTTAGCGAGAGGAGAAGTTGCTTTTGTCATTTTTTAAGAAGCAATGGGATTGCAATTGAAAAAATAAATTATAAAAATCACATAAGTAAAAAAGAACTCATAAAGGCTTACAAAATTTACAAAAGTAAGCCAAGTGGAAGAAATTTCTTTCATGAAAAAAAGCTTATTGTTAAAGCTTTTGAAGATGTTGAAAAATTTCTAAGGAATAAAAATGAAACCAAATTTATATAACGACCATTTTCAAAATTTTAAAAGATATAATATACCAAAAGCACAGCTTGTAATAGCTGATATTCCTTATAATTTAGACAACAATGCTTATGCTTCAAGTCCTCAATGGTATATAAATGGGGATAATAAAAATGGAAAAAGCAAAAAAGCAAACAAGGCATTTTTTGATACAGATAATGATTTTAGAGTTAGCGAATTTATGCACTTTTGTTCAAAAATGCTTATAAAAGAACCTAAAGAATGCGGTAAAAGTCCTTGCATGATTGTTTTTTGCTCTTTTGAGCAACAAGCAATGTTAATTGAAGTAGCTAAAAAATATGGCTTTAATCATTATATAAATTTGGTTTTTAGAAAACAAAGCTCATCTCAAGTTTTAAAAGCAAATATGAGAATAGTTGGAAATTGTGAATATGCTTTAATCTTATATCGTGAAAAACTTCCAAAATTTAACAATGATGGCAAGATGATTTATAACTGCATGGATTGGCAAAAAGATGAAGGTATTCCTAAAGTACATCCCACACAAAAGCCTGTTAAATTGCTAGAAAGATTAATCACTATTTTTACAGATGCAGGTGATGTTGTTATAGATCCATGCGCTGGAAGTGGTAGCACTCTTTTAGCAGCTACAAATTTAAACCGCAAAGCTTATGGCTTTGAGATTAAAAAAGACTTTTTTAAAAGTGCTAATGAAATTATGTTTAAACACATAGAAAGAAGCTTATTTTCTTAAGTAAAATTTTGATAAAATAAAGGAGAATTAATGGAAAACTTCAAAGCTTTTAAGCTTATTTCAAAACGTATTATAAAAACACTTTTAAATGATTTTCCAAATCAAAGCATACTTTTTTCAGATGACTTTAACAAAGATTGTAAAGAATATAAAATAGACTTTAGCTCTTGTATTCATTTTCTAAAAGAATGCAAAGTTTTAAAATACGATAAAGAAAATAATGGCGATTTTTCAGGAGTTTTAATCAGTCCTAAAGCTTATTTATACTTTTCTAAAAATGATTTAAATGATATTGATGATTTAATCGAATTTTGTATGAGATAAAGGATTAAAATGCAAGAAGAAACAATTACTTACGCAAGAGGTCGTTTAACTGAGCTTAAAGATAAAAAAGATGAGCTTCAAAGACTTATCAAAGATAGTAAAAATCTAGCAATTAAAAATATACAAAATGATGATTTAAAAGGCGCTAGACTTTATATTGATAAACTAGAGCTTTATTTTGATGAACTTTTAAAGACAAATACGGATTTAAATTTGCTTTGCAATAAATGGGGATTTAAATGAGTGAAAATATTGAGCTTTTTGAAAGCTATACGGCAAAAACTTTGGGAGAACTTTATAGTACCTTTCCTATTCCAAGCGATTTTAACTTTTTTGATTTTATCCCAAAACTAGAATATGAAGAGTTTTTAACACATCAATTAAACGCTTATCATACGATAAATTACCTAAAAAATAATCATTTTTTGGATTTTGAGAGTATGGATTTAGAAAGCGGAAAAGTTAAAAAAGCTATTTTAAAACCGAAAGCCTTAGAGCTTTTAAAACAAGATGGCTTAGGAGTGCAACTTAGAAAAGCTTTAAGTACAGGAAGAGATGAGCTTATAAGAAGTATTGTAAATAGGGCTTTAGAAATGAGCCTTAAATTTATGTTTTAAATAAAGGAGAAAAATGACAGCACAGGAAATTAAGGAATTTTGTAAAAATATATTGTTAAATTTTATTTAGTGTGCTAAACTTTTAAAAAGGGAAAAAATGTTAGAACTTATTTTTAACACAGGAAGAAATATAGGTTTAGGTATCTTTGTAAATGGAGCTTTTGCTTTGCAATTTAGCGATGTTCCACAAAGTCAAGCGACTTATGCTATAGCTGAAGGCATTTTAATTATGTTTCTTTCAGGGCTTGGCGAAATTAAATCTAAAAGGAGTTAAAATGGAAATCATTTTAGGAATTGGTGCGGTAACTTTAGTTATAGTTTCAATAGCTTTAGTTTATACATTTTATAAAGAAAAACACAAAACACAACACTAAATAAAACTACAATCCTACTTTTTTATAATTAGCAAAAGGTAGGATTATGCAAAATATTACTTCAAATTTAATTTTTACAAACGAACAAATCGCTATTAATTATGGCTTAACAACAGGCTTAACGATAGCAAAACATCTTAGGACACATAATGATGAGTTTATAGAAAACACACATTATTTTTAGTAGAAAATTCTTTTAAAAATAAGACAATCAAATGGACTTTAGAAGGCGTTTATAAATTACTTTGGATAAAATTATAAAAACAAAAGAAAGGAATAAAATGACAAATATTAAGGATATTAAAAAAATTAAAATCACTTGCAAAGAATGTAAAAGCGAATTTTCTATGTTTATAGGGCATTCTTTGTATGTTTGCCCTATTTGTGGGAATAATTTTGGTATAAACCAACTAAATGACCCATTTTTTAGAATTAAACAAGCCTTTGAATGTTTTACCAATCCTAAAAATTGCGATATAGAATTAGTTTGCGAGATAAAGGAGTAGCATGGCAGAAGAGAAACTACTAAAATCTTTGGCAGATGGTGTTTTAAAAATAAATGAAAGCTCTATTGATGTGGCAGTTTTAGAAAATGGAGTAAGAATTATTACCCATAGCGGAGTATTTAGAGCCTTAGGAAGAGAACCAAGAGGAAATGCAAGGCTAGATCAAATACCCGCTTTTATGGATGCAAAAAATCTCCAACCGCTGATTTCTTCGGAACTTAAAACTCAGATCAGCCGAATTTCATATTTAGATAAAAAAAGTTTTGATAAAATTAAAAAACTTAAATTATGGAGAGAAAATGAGCCTATCAATAAATTCAGTTGATGACTTGCTTGTAATTTTTGAAAAACTTTCAAATGGGGAAAATATTAAAGTAACAGAAGTTGGCACAATACAACATACTATTAAGTTGCAGGGTGGGAGATTTGAGAACTATAATATAGGATATATAGACGCTGAAATCGCAAGAGTTATTGATTCTTATCAAGATAGTTTTTATAGAGTTGCCGATATATTAAAAAAGGATTTTGGAATTGATGGTATTGATAAAAATAAATTAATTCGTTTTTATTTAGGAGAAGGTAGTTTAGAAATCAAAACAGACGAGCTTTTAACAAATTTATTAGGAGTGATTAAAGATATGGAAAGTAGAGATAAGCTCATTCTTTTTATAGCAATAGCATTAATTATTGGAGGTTGTTGGTCATTTGGAAATTTTTTAATTCATAATGAAAATATAGAAAAAATAAAATCTCAAAATGAAAACGCAAAAATTATAGCCGAAATCGCCAAAAATAAAGAATTACAAAATGCTTGCAATGCTCCCAAGACAACATTAGTTAAAATACTAAAAGATGATGAAAAAGCTAGCTTTAGTTTAGGAAATGATGTTATTACTAATCAAAATAAAGAAGATTATAATTTTAAAGAAATAGAAGATACCACGCAAACAGAAGATACTGAAGGAGATTTTAAAATTTTAGGTTTTGAAAAAACAAATGACAGAAAAAAATTTAAAATAATTTTAGGTGGTTAAGAAAATGAAAATATTAGATTTATTTCAAGTTAAGGTTTATTATTTTTGTAGTTATAAGGCAAATAAAGGAGATGAAATCATAACAGGCAGTTGTTTAGTAAATTATAGTAGATATTTTTGGAAAAAAACAGATTATGAAGTTGTTTATAGTCTTGTTTCTAACCAAGTAAAAGAAGATTTAAAAGCCGTTAGTGTCTATTTCACGCAATTTCATAAATTATAAAAAAGGAATAAAAATGACAGAAATACAATTTAATGAAATTAAAGAAAGATTAGCTAAATGGCGTGAAGAAAGACACTTAACCTATGAAAATCAGCAAACAGGATTTTTAGGTAATGTTTTTGAAGAAGTAAGCGAGTATTTTAGAGCTAAAAATGATTTAGAAAAGATAGACGCACTTTGTGATATAGCAATTTTTTGTTTTAATTCTTTTGATTTAGAATTTAAAGAGATGGGAAAAATATATGATTTTGATGCAACTAAAATAAGCATAGTAGATATTACAAATGATTTAACCTATACAACTGCAAAGTTTATGAGAAAAGATTTTAAATATTTTAATAATATATATAGATTAGTTTTTAATTGCAAACATTTATGTAAAAACTTAGGATTTAACTTTTACCAATGTATGCTTCAAACAATTAAAGAGATTGAAAGTCGTACAGGGTTTTATGATGATGAGTTAAATAAGTTTATTAAAGATGAAGGATATTATGATATTACTCATTTAAAAAATGAAATAAAATTACCAAAAACTTATGAAATTATAAATATGATTGAAGAAAAAGATTTATTTTTAGTTAAAATAAAAACTCCAAATACAATTTTAACTAACAAATTTAAAAAATGGTATAAAGCTGATTATGAAAGTTGTAGGTTATAAAAATGAAAATTAAAGCTACAGGTTATAAAATGTTAAATATCATCTTAGTTTTACTTTTTATATTATTTTTCATTCTGATGTTTTTTAACTATAAATATCAAAAAGCACAAGTTGAGCTTTTAGAACAAAACAAAAAAACATTAGAATTAAATATTAAAATCTTGGAATTAAATATTAAAAAAATTGAGCTTTTAGAAAAAAGAATTAAGGAGTTAAAATGGGAATTTTAAAAAGACTTGATGAAACTATCATTATCGAAGATGATAGACAAAGTGAAAAAGAATTAGTTGAGTATTGCATTTTAGAAGGTATTTCTTTAAATGATGCAAACTTGGAAAATCTAAATTTAAGTGGATTAGATTTTAATAATGCATTTATAAATGGAGCTAGTTTTAAAAATGCTAATTTAAATGATATTTCAAGCAAGAATGCATCTTTTATAGATTGCGATTTCAGCGGTGCAAGTTTTAATTTTTGTAATTTCTTAAGAACAGAATTTGAAAATTGTATATTTGAAAATGTAGATCTTAGGGACTGTATAGGAGATATGAAAAATATCTTTAGTATTGTCGTGGATACCTATGTTGTGACTTTTACAAAAACTATGATGAATTTAGGTTGTAATACTAAAACAATAAAAGAATGGCGTAATTTAAGCGTTGATGATTTAGAAGATGAAGAACAGAAATGGCTTTGGAATTATTACAAGGATACTATTTTTGAAATTATAGATAAAAGATTAGGAGTTTAAAATGGTTAGATTAGATATCGGAGATTACTACACAAGAAAAGAAGTTGCAAATCTTTTAAAAGTAAAAGAGCCTATAGTTCACAAATACGCTAAACAAGGCAAATTTAGAGAGTTTAAACAACATAGAAATTGTTCGGGATTGTATCCTAAACAAGATATTGAAAATTTTATAAAAAAATATTTCGGACTTGTTGATTTAGATCAGCAATCTCATCAAGATAATCTCCCCACCACTGCATAAGGATAGCTTTTTCTTTCAAATTTAAAGCATGATTATATGCAGATTTAATCTTATTTTTTTCTACATGCGCTAAACACAATTCTATAATATCGCTACTCATTTGGTGCTTATTTCTATTTTCATGGGCTAGGGTGCTAAACATAGCACGAAAGCCATGCGGTGTAAAATCATCATTAGAGTAGCCCATTCTTCTAAACATGGATCTAATTGTGTTATCGCTTATAATTTCACTTTTACTTCTTAAACTATAAAATAAATAGCCCGTATTAATACTCATCTCTTTGTATTTTTTAAGCATATATACACATTGAGAATTTAAAGGTATAGTATGTGCTCTTTTCATCTTCATATCTTCTTGCGGTATATACCAAATACCATTTTCCAAATCAATATCTTCCCATTTTGCACTTCTTATACTAAAGCTTCTTTGCGCAGTTAATAAAGAAAACATTGCTGCAATTTTTACACTAATATATCCCTTGTAATCAATTATATTATCTACTAATGCTTTAATTTCTTTAGTTTCCAACAAGGTGGCATGATTTTTACTCGCTTTATTTATAAGCAATTCTTTTCTATTTAGATTTGCCATGGGGTTACTTTTAATATATTCTTTTATAACACCATGTCTAAAAATTTCATTTAAAAGAGTAAAGAACTTATCGGCACCTTCTCTTATATTTTCTTTTCTAAATTTTTCAAAACTTTTTAAAATATCCTTGATTTGCAATTTATCTAATATAATTTCTCCATAAATTCCAAAAGCAAATCTTTGTAAATAACTCATATAGCTTTTGTAGGTTTTTTCGCTTAATTCAAGTTTTTTAAGATCCATTTTTTCCAATGCTAATTCTTTAAATGTTATTTCATACTTTTCTCTTATACTGTCATTTTCAGCTAAATTTACTTTTAGATTATCTCTTTGTTTTCTAGCGTTAGCAAGATTGAGGGTAGGGTATTCTCCTAGAGTTATTCTTTTGTATCTTAAAGTTTTAGGACATTTATAATTAAATATAAAAGTTTTCTTACCGCTTGGATAAATACAAAGAAGTAGGTTGTCAAAATCAGCAATATAGTATTTTTTGTCTTTAGCTTTTAAGGCTTTTATTTTGGTATCGTTTAGCAC